GATCTCCGTAGGCAACGCATTGGAAATAAGAATGGAGTTGCAAACACCAAACCCACTAACTTGTGAGGTTCTTCTGTATACTACCAGAGGTTAATTTCGCTGGCTGCATCACTCGAACTATTCTAGTTTCCAAGCCCATCACATAAATCCAAATGCAATCGCCTGACCCCCAATGCGCAAAGCATCATCATCCGAAACGACTCCTGAACTTGCATTCGTCATTTTGTCAAACCACTTTTGGCGCATTTCTTCCCAGGTGGGGATCAAGAAGGCGTTGGAGTAAACACCTTCTTTAATAGCCTCTCTCCACAGAGAGGTTATTTTTCCAGTCCATTCATCATAGACTTCTTTGCCGAATTTCCACAACTCAAAAACAACTGAATTAACAGCCATCACCACATTGGCGTCATTTTCACCGTGTCGGACGTATGATAAGATATCCAATACGTCATCCAACTCCTTGACTCCCAGGTAGAATCCTTGAAATTCGACAAATTTTCGCTTCAAAAAGCGAATTTCATCAAAGGAAACCCATTTGGACATTTCTGCGTTTTTGTGCGGATCTGTGTAGATCGCACCAAATTCAGCAAATTTCTTTTGTAGGGTAACTTGATTAAATATTTCTTTTACTTCATTAGTAACACCAATAACATGATCATCACCATATGTACAGGGGAAACAGTGTTCAGTAAATTTGTCCCAAGGGACAAGATCTCTTCGACCAGCTTCTTCCATCAAATCAATCCATGAAGCTCTGAGCATGATCAGCTGAGATAAACAATTCAAACATGATGTTGGGGTACATCCTGATTTATTTCCTTGGTGAGTGTGATACACAGCGTCTCTCCCAATAACAAGGGTATGCGCAATCTCATCAAAGAGAACATCACGCACATTCTGACTTTCAGTATCATCACCATACCATTTGTTGATGATGTCACAGGCCCCCATCACAAATTCAGCTCGCAATCTTTTGTCCCAATTTGAAAAATCACCACAAATGTAAACATCTTTCTTCTTCAATTGCATGGCCAATTCATGCCAATTCAATTGGGATTCAGCAATCCCAAGTCCACAAAAATTTTTGACTTGATTGATCATCATGTGACCAATGAAACCAAGAGTGTATTGTCTGCACAACAAAGTGTGGTCCAAAGGTCCTCCCACAAAAATTCGAGTTTTGGAATCTGCAATTTTCTCATGTGGAAGGAGTTCGTCTTTCAAACAATCATACCACAATGATGGTGTTCTTTCTCGTTTCTTCGCTTTTTCTTCACGAAGAATCCAATCCTCAATTAAATCTTTTGCTTGATCAGTCAACAAAATTTTGTCTTCCACAATTTCCATATACTCATGTTTTCCTTTCTTTCGAACAGTCAATTTGTAAGGATATCCAGAAGATGTTGTAAGATCCAAATGATTCATGTATGGCAATGCGTTCCCATTCAGAGCTTCGTGATAGCTCAGAATCCTGGAATACGAATTGTAAAAAGGCAATCCTGTGAAAAATTGAGCAAATTCTGTTGTAATTCGAGGAAAATTTCGGTAAACTGATGGATCAACCGGATTGATAGTGTATTTGTTGAGAGCCTTCAAATAAGGATCTTCACCAGTACCTCGATCAATGGATTGTTGTATCGTCAAAATCGAGGGCTGGGTCTGAGGTGTGCCCAATTTCCCATAAAAATATGTTTTTTCATATGCTGTTTTTGAAGGCATATGAAGTGGCACATCCAACTTCCCTTGAACAAGAAGTTGATCTGGAATTTGTTGACTTGGTTCTTCACATTTCACCATGCATTCAAAATCAGCTTGATGAACAAGCTGTGCTTCCATACACAATTCCTCAACAGGAGCAAGAGCAAAATATTCCCTGAATACTGCCGCTGCTGCTGAAAAGTTCATTCCTTTGTTTCCAAAAGTGTGAAGACCACACAATCTCAATTGTTTATTCCCAAGAATAACAAAAGCTGGGAATCCACATTCACCATCAAGAGTTTTACAAGAACTCTGCCACACGGGAACCAATTTTCCATCAGCTGTGAAATTTGGGGTATACCGCAATGGTATAAAATCAGTTTCAACAACACTCTGAATCACTCGGACAAAATATCCATAATGAACATCTTGCTCATTCAAATCATCAGCTTCAGAGAAAAGATGTTTCAAAATTTTCACATGTTGAGGAATTGATTTGTTGTTAGGAATAACAACACTCAAATCAGAATCTTCAATATTGTAGATCTTAGATTTCGTAAGATCAACAGAATATCGAACAGTTGGAGTAATCACATTGACGAGTTCATGCTGAACTCTAAAATGTCGAATTTCCTCCATCATGTGTTTGTTCGTCAAGAAAATTCGTCCTTCAAC